TATAGTGACCAAGTTCATTATTACCAAGGTCAAGTGGATATTGAACAGGACTAAATGATAATGGATTCTCTATTAGTTGTTGACTAGGCGCACTATCTATATTAAATGGTGATTTGTCTTTTAATTTAGCTGCTACTTTACCTGCCGCTTGAGCAGAACCATTAGACATAAAATTGTTTATTGCATTTGCAACAAACGGTGTCGCCAGATTAGATACGTGATTTTTTAACTTTGTAAATGCCATATAAATACCTTTATCAATATTTATATAGATTATAGGTATATTATGGCAAAGAGTTATAAAGGTTTATACAAACCAACCAACCCAAAGAAGTATGTAGGAGACGCTAAAAAGATAGTGTATCGGTCACTATTAGAAAGACGTTTTATGCGTTATTGCGACCTTAATGAGGACATTGTATATTGGGCTAGTGAAGAATTGCCAATCAGATATTATAACCCTATCACTAGTAAATTTCACCGATACTTTCCAGACTTCGTTGTAAAGACATCTAAAAATCAAAAGTATATGATAGAGATTAAACCTTATCGTCAATTAGATAAACCTAAAATGCCAAAGAAGAAAACAAAATCATATATGCGTGAGAGTTTAGAGTATATCAAGAACAAGGCAAAATGGTCAGCAGCCAAGTCCTATTGTGAAGACAATGGTCTTACATTCAAATTAATTACAGAAAAAGATTTAGGTAAATATTAAGCAACAAAGGCGTGTCTGTCGTGGTAACTATCAACGCCAGTATCTAGTTTACCTGTATGTGTTGAGTTCGTAGCAGCATTTGTTTGTGTTGATACAGGACTATTATTGTTGACAACCGTTATTGGCACAACTGACTCTTTGGCAGGTCCAATATTTTTAGAATTAATATTAGGCGACTTAGCCGTTTCTACATCACCAAACTCTACGCCACCATCAGGACTTTCACCAATGACTTTGAAATTACTTGGTTTTAATGGCGTATCTGCTTTTACTACTACATATCTTTTCTTATCTGTATCATATGCCACTTTTACTGCGTCACCTATTTTTTCAGCAATACTTTCTGCCATACCAGGACCTATTGACCCAAAATTCTCACCATTCATTTGCATAACGCCATCTTTAAACACTTCGCCACCAATTGTTTCTATGCCTGCTCTCTCATCACTAGCAATCTTTTCAGCAATACTAGCGTCACCTGTGCCTGCTGTGTCTAATCCTGGTGCTGTCTCTGAAGTTTCAAACTTCATCTTGTCTTTTACAAATTGAGGTAGTGGTAATGATTCAATAATACCATTTATTGCCTCTTTAATTCTATTTCCTACACTATTAAAGAAATCAATAACAGGCGCAAATAAACTTTTAACGCCGTCCATAATTTTGCCTGGTAGTGATACAAAGAAATTCTTAACGCCATCAACCGTATTAGTAAACGTTTCACCAATTGCGTCAAAGATTTCACCAAATCTACCCATTATAAAATCTATATCTTTTTGTATTTCTATTTTAAAATTCTCTATTGCCTCATTAAAGAAGTTTGGTATTGTTTCCATAAAAAATACTCTTGTTGATTCAATTAGATTTTCAAAACCAAATATCTCACCAATACCATTAATCATATCTTTAAATGCACCTAGTATGGCGCCAATAAACTTATCGCCTATCTCTTGAAAGCCTGCAAATAAATTTGTAAATGCACTCTTAATTAATTCTAAATCACCTGTTATAAGACCCCATATCAAGTCTTTCATAAATTTTAAACTATTTAAGAAAGTCATAAATGCCATTTCTATTGTTGCAATTACAATTCTTAATGAGTGACCAATACTAATTAAAGCACCTTTAACAACTATGTCAACAACTTTCATTATCTCATCAAATACAGGTTTAAGTGCTACACCTAATTGTTTAAGAGCGTCTAATACTGGTGCTAATGCTTTCACAATATCATCCATATATCTAATAACAAAACCAACTGCTAGTGTTAGACCTGCAAGAGGACCAAATCTACCAAATATTTTAAATAATGCACCACTCTTGCCAAAAAATGCCAACATAGGTTTAAATATTTTACTTAATTGAGCAACACCTGGTAGCCCCATCATAAATGTAGATAGAGCGGCAAGTTTACCTGTTGCCTCTTCAGCATCCTTTTTACCTACATCACCACCCTCATCATCTGTAATTTCTGGTATTCTATCGCCGTCTGCTTCTTTTAATTTTTCTGTCTCTGCTTCTCTTAATCTACGTGCTTCATCTTTGTCAAAAGACAACATCTGGCCAAGTTTATCTGCAACATCTTTAATACCTCTAACAGATTTAACCGTTAGTTCTCTTAATTGTTCTAATATGCCTGATTGACTATCTGTTTTTTCTGCTAATACAGAGGCACCACCACCTACTAGCGCACCACCAACAACTTTTTGTTGTGATTCAACAACTGCTAGTGCTGTGCCTTGTATTGCGTCTTTTGTATCTGAATCTAATGCCATTAATCTGTCTCTTTACATCTACATTTTTTACATTCGCATAAACCACAATACTCATCAACGTGTTCAGCTTCAACACAATGACAATAGTGGTTACAATCTCTACACTTACGCATTATTTAATCTTCTTACTAGTTCCTGTATATAAACCAAACCAGGCAGCGCCAGCACCAACAACGATACTGATTAACCCACTCTGTTCCATAGTAGGAGCAGATAAGTTCATATACCATATTACACATTTATATAATAGTATAATATAAACCGTTAAGAATAATCTTGGAAATATTCTCCAAGCGTCAACAGCTCTCGCCATATGTATTAGTTTTGCGTAAGGATTAGGACCTAAATCTTTAACACTAGTGTCCACTTCTAAATCAACCTTTACTTTCTTACTGATTTCAGGTTTATCAGCAGGCACTACAATTTTATCTTCAGCCATTATTTGTTCCTTTTTTGTTTCTCTTTTTCCTCTTTTATGTGTTGCATTAAGAGGTTGATATATATTTCCCTCTCCCAAGGCACCATATTATTTAATTCAGTTAAAGAATATTTATGATGTTGCATTAAAGCAAAATTAACTTGAAAATGATTTTCAAGTGTGTCGTGTGAGAGGGCTATCCGAAAAAATCGGTCAGTCCTTGCAACGTTATTTTACTTTTCACCTTTGTTTTAGGATTCTCTACCTCAATTTCGTGTCTTAATTTAGGCATAGTTTCATAAAACTTTTGTATTTTTTTAAATGCACCACTAGGCATACTCTCTATGAATTTGTCTAGTTCTTCTTTGGTGTAGTCAGTTGCCATATGCACTTTCTCACCTTCAAAGACCTGGTATATTCCCTTACCAATCATTTCAAATAATACTTTTGTATCAGCACCTTTTGAATAATCTTTAGTAGGGTCAATAGATGATATTGTTGGATATTTCATTATAATACCAATTTTTTTATCCTCATCTATCATTATTTTATTATTATGTTGGTCGTCAACGTGTACCTCAACCTTTGAAATATCTATGTTAACGTCAGCATAAGTTGATTTATCGTCTGGACACAAAACTTTTAAATTTGCGACCTCACCAACTGATTTAGACCTAATTTGTAAAAATACATATTCTAAATCAAATGTAGGCAACTCATCAACATTTAATTGACCAAATGTACAAACTTTAATAATATCTTTTAAAGATTGTATAATTTGCTTTTGCTCTTGCGACTCTAGAGCTTGTAGCAAAACCTTTTCCTCTTTTACCTGGAATGGTCTAAACTTAACTTGTACATCACTTGAAGGTAATGTCAACTCAAATGTCGCTGTTTCTAATATAGGCAATGCCATAATATTATCTCCTTGTTAATTATAAAAATGGTGGGAATACTCTGCCACCTGTAACCTTACCTATTGGTAAGTTTCTTCTTGTAGTATTTAATAAATCTCTTCCTGCTCTTCTTAATTCAGGAGGAAGTTTGGATAAAATACCACCAAATAATCCAAATGATTTTCCTGGTTTTATTGTAGGCACATCACCAAATGATGACCCAACCGTAGCGGCCTCAACTTGGTCTAGTGTCAAGTTAGTCCATCTTCTAAAGTTCAATGTGATTGGTATATCAATCTGTTTATCATTATCACCATAACTATAATCTATTGATGATATAGTTTGTGGATAAACTTCGTGTAGTCTCACACCATAGGTCACTCTATCTTTATCAGCAGAGGCCTCAAATTGTCCTAATTGTAAAATGTCCATACTGCCAATATATGTATCATAGTAATTTATATTGTGTGTGACCATATCAAATACTTTTTTCTGCCAGTTTTCAAAAAATAATCTTTGTCTTAAAAACTTATCGCCATAAAATGTACATTCTACCGTACCTGGAAAACTATATGCATATGGCATTTCTCTTTTAGGTCCGTATGTCATAGCAGGTGCTGTGTTTATATCTCTTGACGGCATAGTAACCTTATTACACATCATTGCCACGTTTCTAGTCATACCTATTGACTCTAAATCGTTTGGTCCACCAGCAGAACCACCACCGTGTTCACTAGCTAATAATTCTTCTTGCGTTAAATCTTGTCTGGCAGGCGGGTTGATTAGAACAAGGTATCTATTAGGTCTTGCTAGACCCTCACCCTCGTTTATGGTTGCTATAAATCTGTTAATCGTTGACTCTGGATTACCACCAGGTTTACGTCT